GATTAAAGCATGACAACATAAAACAGTCTGATTTCTTTCGAGCTATAATCACTGGGTATATTGACCAAGACGAGTCTCTTCAATCATATGTAGATTCAGTGTCTCAACAATCTCAACTAAAGATATCTAAATCTCGAAAACTTAGAGAAGTGGGCCGAGCTAAAAAAGATAGTATGGGGTTGTCGAATGGGGATGTAACAGATATCTTTGATCTCATCGCACAGGAGCACCCGGAGTTATGAAAGACTGCTTAAGACCCTGCTCGCGACTGTGCATCGAATCCAAAAAAGAGTGCACGGAGAAAGAATGCAGAATGTGGGTCGACTTCCCGGCCGAGTATAACTGTTGTTTAATTTCTATTTATGAAAACGGTTCCATGACGCTCCGCGAGATAGGGGAGAGACTCCATATATCTTTTGCTCGGGTAAAACAAATTGAATCAGATGCAGTAAAGAAGATTAGAAAATGGGAGGGAGTAAGAGAATAATGAATACTACAAGGGTTTTAACAAAAAGGTACACTATTTATACATGAGTTTAAGGAATATTCAAAGGAGAATTATATAATGGCTCGTAAAACTTTACTAACAGAGAATGAGCTTCGCCAATTTATGAAGCTTGCTAACTTGACCCCGATTGGGCAAGTCAAGCTTTCAGAATTTGGTTATAATGACCTTGATGAACAGGAAGCACCCCCCGGAGAGCTTGAGGATTATGCCGCCGGCGATCTTGAGCGAGGACACCCCGACGAGGCGGCCGCAGACGAGGAAGAGGCCGGACTAGAGATGGGCGATGATGAGCTTGATGCGGAAGCCGGACTTGAAGATATGGGAGCCGAAGAGGGCGGCGCCGGGATGGTGTCTGTCGATGATTTCATGTCTGCACTTGAGTCTGCCCTAGAGGATGTGCTGGGTGAGCCCGTCTCGACTGAGATGGATGATGAGCTTGGCGCCGAGGACGATTTAGAAGGCGGCGAGATGGACATGGAAATGGATGTCGAAGCAGGCCCTGACGATCTTGAGGTTACTGCTTCTGCAGAGGAAGAGGAGCTTCCGGGCATGCGAGATGGAGTTTACGAGGGGAAAAGCCAAGACGATATCGTCAATGAGGTTGCCCGTCGTGTTGCAGCGCGCTTACAGAAAGAGAATAGCAAGTCGGTGATGGTGGACCAGCTGGCTGAGAGAATCCTTAAGAGATTAACAAAGTAACTTGACATATAGTTCACGATAAGTTATAATTTAACCACCGGTCAACGCCGGTGGTTATTTACATGGAGAGACATGAGTTGGCTATTATATGGGTTGGTATTTATATTCGGGTATATAACCTGTCAAACATTTTATTTTATTAAAAGCAGCCGACTAAGCTTAATAGTGCTTAGAGCTACCCACCTCATATATATATCCAGCATGATGAAGGCTGTCGAGCATATGTCGTTTGCTCGTGGAATAGTGTTAGAACACATGCTTCGCACGGAGAAGAGTTCTGCGGTCATTAGTATGTTTGAACTGCGCCACGAAGAAGAAGTAAGGAATCTTAAGAAAAGGTCCGTGGACCTTTTATTGGACCTGCACCCAGAATTTTTTCAGAGAATGGTGGATTTTGAGAACTGGGAAGAAGCTGCTCAATACGTGGATGTCCACAAAGACGTTGTTTTTAAATTTTGGGAGAAATAAATGATTGACAAGATAAAAGAAAAGGTTAATAAATTTTTAACTACCGTAGAACAAGCTGCCCCAAAATCCGAACCAGGCTCTGCCCGGGTAGTTATCATGGACGGCGCCGAGCCCGAACCGGAACTCCGAGTCATAGGACTATTCTGTGATGTGGCGGAAGAAAAGGTAGCGGAGTTGGTGCATGCCCTTCTCTATCTTCACGAATCTAATAAAACCAAAGAAGAATCACTCCCTATCGATTTTTACCTTTCCACCTATGGAGGCGCCGCGGATGATATGTTCGCGCTCTACGATGTCATGCGCCAGATCCTGCCCACCACTGAGATTCATACTATAGGTATGGGCAAGGTTATGTCTGCCGGCGTCTTGTTGCTAGCTTCAGGTACAAAGGGAAAAAGAAAGATCGGAAAGTACTGCCGCGTGATGATACACTCAGCCATGGCCGGAAGCCACGGCTCATTGCCGAATTTGGTTAACGAGCTTGAAGCGCTCCAACAAATTCAGGAAGATTACATTACTGCTCTTTCTGATGAAACGAATATGAGCAAGCAAGAAATTAAAAATATGCTTGAACGTAAGGTTAACGTCTATTTATCAGCAGAAGAAGCTGTAAAATTAGGTATAGCTGACATAATTATTTGAGGTTTTTGAATGTCTACACTTAGTGATATCTTACAAGAAGAGTACATCAAGCAGATCGGGGAACTAGATCTGAAGATGTTGATGGAGATGGTGGAAGAAGTATTTGAGTCTGTTCCCCACTTGTCTGAAGAGGCGCCTGCTCCTGCCTCGCTCGCAAGTCAGAGCGACGATGCCGCATTGGAAATGATCTTAAAGATGATTCCCGATATTGCTGTATCAGAAATCGGATGGTCAGATGTGAGGACGACAGAAGAGGGGGTCGAAATTAAGGGGCCCCAGCGCCGATTGCTTGAAGACTATCTGAATAACATACAAGGAAGCGACCTTGCCGAGAAGATTTCAGGTGTGTCTCAGTTCTATACTAATGGCGCAGGACTAATTTCTGAACAAGCAGGTGAAGACCGCACTAAGAGAATTGTTCAAGCAATTTCATATCTTGTTTTCTATAAAACGTTGACAAAAGTAATTACAAACTTTAACGCATCCTCCGCAGGGTTTAGTTTTGAGTCGTTCCTCGCTGCTCTTGTGAATGGCCGTCAGATCCCCGCCAACACAGGAACGATCGCCGACTACACCGATCGTTCTTCGGGCGACGAAATTCCAGTAAGCCTTAAACTTTATAAGGAAGGGCAGCTGGAAGTAGGCGGCAGCTTTACAGATTTGGTTAACGATCTTGTAACTCCAAAATACATGGGACTCGGGGGTGCTATGAGGTATGTGATTTGCACCAAAGAGTTGAGTGGTAAGGATTTAGAGCAAGAGGGTAAGATTAATTTTTATCAATTCGACTTTACCCTTCAAAACGTAATGGATATTTTGTCTCAGTCACGCTTGAATGAAGTTATTCGATTGCCTAGCGTAGTATTAAGCGCTATTCAAGCTGGACAACAAGCAGGCGCCGGCGAAAGACTCGGGCTAGCCGCCAGGGACAAACAGCTTTCATCAGAGGAATTAACCCCCATGTTCAACGATGCAATCAAGAAACAGATAGAAGATCTAATAGCGAATGAGGAGAGCCCCCTTCAACAATTTGAAGAGGACGATATGAAGAAACTATTGGACGAATTGAACTGGGAAAAGAACGATGAGATCTTTAACAACGATAAGGTTCGAGGCTCAGGCGCGCTAAACTCTAACCATATATTTAGACTAGTCAAGAAGTTATATCCCGACATTCCTGCAATTCATAAAAGTATGAGGGTTGCGATAATCGCAGCCAATAACGAGGTGGTTATCTCACAGAAGGCTGCAGCCAAAAAGAGCGAGAGAAAAAATCAGATTGCACAAATGATCGCTGATGGCGAGTTCCTATCCCCAGAAGACTCGGCCAGAGAGTATAAGGTGTTGGGAGAATCCCAGAAGAAGCAAGCACTTTTAAATACTCTCGGATACTTGCAGACTCACCACTTTGCTTTAAATCAAACACAATCGACAAACCCTGGAGAGCCCACGAACACTTTGAATCTGGGTGCGATCATGGTTGGCCGCCGCATGGTTGCCAACGCCATGGAAAATGTTCGAGAGCTTCTTAACGAAGAGGTCTACGAAATCTTTCAGTCACTTAAGCTTCTTTCAGATAGTTTAAATGAATTTTTCGCTGGTGGATTAGAAGATGATAAGCTTGCGACGTCTGCAATTGGAAATGCAGAGAACATTAGTTCGAAAGATATTTTGCAAACTGACAAATAGAACTTGACATAACACACAAAAGAGATTATAATATAGTATGACGAGAGGTATAGATGAGCCGAGCTTACGATAATGAACAAACACTCCAGCAAAAGATAATGAATGGTGCTAATATTTTAGCAGAC